AGGGCGATGGTTTGTGTGTTAAATGCTATATATTGTTGATACCCCTATACATATAATTATTTATATACATACATTGTGATTGTTTATAGGGGTTGTGGGCGATTTCCCAGAATTAGCCACAAAATGAAACTAAATTTTGAAATCTGACAGTTTTGTCAGAATGTCACCAAAAAAAAATTCAAAAAAAAATTTTGTGTTAGCTCTTAGAAAAAAAAGCACACAAAAAAAGGTAGGTAAAGAGATATAATATATTAGTATAAATAAAGCGTTTTAATAGGTGTCTAATAAACTTTATTTACTTGTAAATATGTTTGTATAGGTTAAGGTGTGAAAGTGTAACAAATCAAAGGAAATGAATAAAAAAAGTATAAGCACAAAAAAAACCCTTCAATTAGAAGGGCTTTTAATAGTCGTTAGATGTTTTTAGGGTGTGTCTATATATTCTATTTGTTCGTTTTCGTGCGTCATAAATTCAATGTCGTTGAGTTTAAAACCCTTTTCAATTATAAAGGCTTCTAAAGATTCAATACAATTTAAAACGCTTGTTGGCAATTCGTGTATTTGGTATACTGTGCCATCATTGTAATTTAAAATAGTTAAAATCATTTTCTTAGTTTTTAAATGTTATAGTTTAATACTGTTTTTCTGATTTGGTCGAGTTTGTACGATAGTCTGTAATTTTCATCTCGTAGCTCCTCAACTTCTTTTGATTGATGATTTGCTTTTGATTCGTTGTACCAATGTTTAGCGATACCTTGAAACCTTTTAACGCTTTTTTCTAATTTATATATTCTTACTTTTAAATTAGCTTCTTTTGGATTTCTTAAATATAATTTACCAAGCGAAGTAAGGCGATAAAATTTGCCTTTTTTCTCTATTAAATTTGAGTTTTTCCAATCGCAAATATTAGTAGAATAATAACCACGCTTATAATCTTTTAAAGCGTCTTTATTAGACACTTTTAAAATGTGCTTTTGTAGTTTTGTATAAGTACATTCTTTATCGTTGTTAATCTCTCTAAATGTTAAGTATTTAACTGTTTTAAATTGTTTCATAATTTCTATGTTTTTTGGTAAAAGTGGGCTAATTATGAAAATCCAGAAAAAGCCCATTTTGAATTTTTAGTGTTTAATTAACTTGTTTAATTTGTTGTCTTGTATTAGTTTATAGTATAGCGATTTAATACAATTTACTCTTGTAATCTCGTGTACACCTAAGTAATAAAAAGGGTTTTTTCTCGCAGCTGCAAGAAATTCCTTTTCTTTCATATACTTGTTGAAGGGTTTGCGACTTGTTGTGATGCCTTCGCCTACTTCGTAAAAGAAAGTACTTATTTGTTCGTTTAGTGCAAATTGTAACGCTTCGCCATACTTTTCAAACCTATATACATTTTTAATAGTTTTAGTACGCTTAAAACCTAAAATACTAATTTGCTTTTTTTGTTTTTGAATTACTTTATACATAGCCTTCTTATTTATTAAATTTATATTCTAACTTCAATAAAGCGTAAGCCATACGATTATGGAAGTTGTTTAATAATTTATCTTGATAATCATTTGGTATATCATCAACTTTTACTTGGTGTAAATCTGCAATGACTTCTAACATTAAATAATATTTTGTTGGTATATCAATACAGCCAGGCTCACCTTTTAAATGCTCGGCAAGTCTTTCTTGATGGTTTGGTATTCGTTTCATATTGTACGCATAGTCTGAGCATCTGCGTAGCTCAGCCATTACAAAGTTTAACCTTTCTTTATCACTTAAATTGTGAAAGTTTTCTATACTGTCAAAATACCAATTTTGAATTGAGTCTAAAAGATACTGTTGTTCTCTTTGTATGTACTCTTTGTTATTTGTTTTTAGTTTCATCTTTTTACTTTGTTTTTGGGGTTATTGTATAATTATCGTATGTCTTTGCATAGTGACAAGAATTTGGTTGAATGTCTAACAATTTAAAATGACATTCATTCGATGTCCCTTCAAAAATTTGTTTTCCTTCATAGGCTAAGACATAAACAGCGTTTAAATATTTATCTGCTTCTTGTCTTGCTTTCTCTGTTTGCCCTTGCTCGTTAAGGTCGATAAGGGTTTGATGAATTGTTTTTCTCATAACTTAAAGTATTTATTTGGTTAATATGTGCGAAATTTAAAACTAACTTTTTAAATAAAAAACTGCTTTTTTTTTTGGAATAGTCAAAATGTCATACGCAAACCTCTCCCCTGCCAGGCAGGCAGGCGGTGGGGTAGGGGCAGGGCGGCGGGGTAGGGGCAGGGATTTTTTTTATCATTTAATGTATGTTCAATAACCTGCCAAGTTTTTTTATAAATTTGTTTTATCAAAAAAGTTTTATACATTTGGAAAAAAATTATTAAAAACCAAAAACTTTATTATGAACAATTTGCAAGAAAGATTCTATGATGAGATGATTAAAAACATCACACAACTCTGGGATATAAATAATTCCAATAAATGTAAAAACATAGATCTTAGTTTACCAAACTTCAGTAAAACTATCCACGATAAAAAACTTCCTGAATTAGTTTATAAGATTAATTTACAAAATGGTACATCAGTAGATTGTGAAGAAACGAACTCATCATTCAAAGACTTTGTAGCATATCTATCTAAAGTCACATTACAAACATTATTAGAAAACAAAAACCCTAAAATGAAATCTTCATTTTCGGACCTATATATATATAAAAATTAACCCGCCCCAGCTATGGAAATTAAAAACTCAAATGAAGTAAGACTTAAATTGTTGTGTGAAGATATACTCAACAAGCAAGTTAAAAGAGCAACAATAAAAAGGTATGCTCAAAACTATTTATACATTTTAAAAAACGAAAGTAAAGAAAAAGAAAGTTATGAAAGGACATTGGAAAAAACAGTTTAATTACGAATACTTGGGATCGTATTCATTAGATGGTAAAAGAGAGCAAGTAGTTACAATAACTAAATTATCACAAGAGAAGGTTACAGGACAACAAGGTAGAAAAGAAGATTGTTTTGTAGTTAATTTTAAAGAGTTTGATAAACCTATGATACTAAATCGGACTAACGCTAGAGCAATAGAGAAGGTTTCTGGAAGTGGCTTAGTTCAAGATTGGGTAGGCACACAAGTTACTTTGTATGTAGAGAAAGGTGTCAAGGCTTTTGGTGATGTAGTAGATGCTCTTAGAATAAGAGATAAGAAGCCATCTAGACAAGAGATGACTAAGGATGTTGAAACGAGTATGCTTGATGCTATTAAGCAAGGTAAAGGTAGTCAAGTAGAAATGGCTATGAGTAAATATACTATGACTAAATCACAAGAAGTAAAACTTATTAAAGCCTTAGACAAATGATTATACTAATTGTTATTGCTTGGATATTAGTAGTTGCAAATGCACCAACTTGGATATGGTTTTTATTTTTCCTTCACACAGTAAGTGCTATAATTTTGTGGTTTGATAATGGTGTTAATTACCTAGTAGAAATATTAAAGAAAATTAAGAAGCTATGAAGTTTGTTCCTTTAATAGTTGTTACACTAATATTATGCTATATGGCATACTTATCATTAAAATTAGATGATTAAGACAATTATTACAAATGAAGATAATTTGGAGTTAATGGCTCGATATGGTGATAATTATTTTGATTTAGCCATTGTCGATCCTCCATATGGTATCGGTGATTTTAGAAGCACATTAGCCAGAAGTATTCACAAAAAAATAGATTGGAATGACTCAATACCTAGCAAAGAATATTTTGATGAGCTAAAAAGAGTTACTAAAAATCGTATAATATTTGGTGTTAATTACTATGCAAAATATGTTGATGATGTAGGTAGAATTGTTCACGATAAAACAGGTGGTGGTAAAAGAAACAATCCTAAAGGCTTATCAGATTGTGATATTGCAAGTCATAGTTTTGGTGTTAATATGAAGATCTATCATTATGTAAGTATTGGTAATGTAATAGGCAAAACAATAGATTGGAAAAATGAATTAAGATGGCATCCTTGTCAAAAGCCTATATCATTATACGAATGGATATTAATGAATTATGCCAAAAAAGGAGATAAGATTTTAGATACACATCTTGGAAGTGGTACTTTAGCTATTGCTTGTCATAACTTAGGTTTTAGTTTGACTGCTTGTGAGTTAGATAGCGATCACTACAAAACTGCAAAAGAAAGATTAAACAATCATAAAAAACAATTAAGATTAATATGAAACAATTTAAGACTGACGAAGAATACTACAATGATTGGGAGTATATTACAAACTCACAATTAGGTTACCTTAAAAAAGGTAGAGAGTATTATGAGATGATGAAGCAAGGTGGTAAAATAGATTCACCAGCTTTAAGGTTTGGCAATTTATTGCACACCCTTGTTCTGGAGCCAAAAGAATATCAAAACAAGTTTGTTGTATTTAATCCAGAAGATAGACCTGAGCCAAACAAATATATGGCAAGTAAGTTAAATAAGGCTTGGAAAGAAAATTACGAAAACAAAGATGGTATCGTAATTAATTTAGAGCAGTATGACAAAGCTCTAACGATGCGAGATAAATTAACTAAGCATAAAGAAATTAAAGACATATTATCAAATTCACAAAAAGAAGTTGCTAAGTGTTGGATCGACTTTAATACAATGGTAAATTGTAAGGGTAAAGCAGATATTGTGGTTGATGGTGGTGATATGTTGGTAGATTTAAAAACTACTTCAAAACCTATAACTGAATTTAGAAAAAGTGCTTTTAGGTATAATTATCATAGACAAGCAGCATTTTATCTTGATGGCTTTGGTGCAAAAGAATTTGTATTTATTGTTATAGAAACTGTTGAGCCATTTCAAGTAGGTATATTTAGATGTTCTGAGTTTTTTATTGAAGGTGGTAGGGAAGAATATATATCTTTATTAGAAGAATATAAGAAGCCACTAAAAAGAAATAACTTAATATATGAAGAATTATGAAAGCTGAAATATTACCAAGACACGCTAATAGTAGGCTGTTACAATGTATTCCAACAGTTTGTAAATTCTGGAGAGTAGATGCTGAAGAAGTATTGAGTTTCAGTAGAAAAAGAGAATTAATGAACGCTAAACATTCACTTAGATATTTTTTAAGTACATTTGGTGATCTAAGATTATCAGAAATAGCTACCTTAACAAATTGTGACCATTCAACTGTAATGCACTCTATAAAAACATTTAAGGTGCTTTGTGAGTATGATGAGGATTTTAGAGCTTGTAAGAGATTAATGTTAAGAGAAGTAATTAAAAGAGAAGATTATACTCCTAATGGTAAATTAAGGAAGATAATTAAATCACATTATTCAATAACAAGAAAAGTAGAAATGATAAAAAAGTTGTTTGCAAATGAAAATTAACAATAACATAATTGATATTTCACACGAAACAATACAAGAAGAAACTGATGAAAGCATTGCTATATCAGTTAAGAATGTAAGTGAAGATGATGATTTTGAAGTCAGGTTTCATTTAGAGTATAAAAAAAATCAAAGTGTTTTGATTGCAGCTTGTGTAGATAAAATGAACTCAAACTCTGATGCAAGAAACTTTTTTATGAAAGTACAAGATGAATATTTTCAACAATTCGAGTAACTATAAACAATTAATTTAAAAACTATGAACGATTTGAAGTTTCAAGGTGAGATTACAAAAATCTCAGACATACAAGAAGGTGTGTCACAAAAAGGTACTAATTGGAAAAAACTAGGTTTTATGGTTAAAACTTCTGGTGAATATCCAACTGAAGCCTATTTCACAGTATTTGGTGAAGAAAAAGTAGATAACTTTATGAAGTACAATAAGGTTGGTCAAATGGTAGAAGTATCATTTAACATAAATTGTAGAGAATACAATGAAAGATACTATACTGATCTAAATGCTTGGAAGGTATTTACTTTAAAAGAAGAAGTAAAAGAAGATGCTGATGATGTTGTTGTGGATGAAGAATATCATACAGTTAATGGTGAAGTAGAAGAAGATTTACCATTTTAAATAAAGAAGGCAAAGGTGAGAGCAGTTAAACCTTAATAATCATAGCTACTGCAGGTAAGATTTCCGAACAAAACCTATGAGCCTTTATTTTTACAACCTTAAAATTGAGAAACAATGGCAAAAAGATTTACTGATACAACTAAATGGAATGAGGATTGGTTTTTAGACTTACCAATTCAACATAAACTATTTTGGATATATATATGTGATAATTGTGATTACGCAGGTGTATATAAGCCAAACAAAAAACTATTTGAATTTTGTGTGGGCTATGACATAGATGATAAAGTTTTTTTAGATAGTGTAAATAAAGAAAAGAAAAGAATTAAAGTTTTAAATAATGGTAGATGGTACTTATTAGGTTTTATTGAGTTTCAATATGGTAAAAAACTAAACCCTGAAAGTAGAGTACATAATAACATAATTAAAATTTTAAATGCAAATAATATTAAAAGTGGTTTTTCTTTAGAGGGGTTTAAGAAAAAATCACAACCTAGAACCATCCAAGAAGTCATTCAATACTTCAAGGATAAAGGTAGCAACAAGAGAGAAGGTGAAAGGTTTTTTTACTACTACGAATCACAAGGTTGGAAGGTAGGAAAAAACCAAATGAAGAATTGGAAAATGAGTGCTTCTGGATGGATTTCTAGGCTAAAAAAAGACACACCTGATTCAGAATATCTAAAAGGTCAAATAAAAGCTATTAAAGGTTAAGATATGTCTAACTATAAAGTTACTTCAACACACGAGATTGAGGAATACTGCAAGAAGATATATCGAGATGGTTATACAAAAGGTTTGAAAACAGGTATAGAACCTTTAAACGATCACTATACTTTTCGCAAAGGAGAGCTTACTATTATGACAGGTTTTGCTAACATAGGTAAAACTACAACACAATTATTTTTAATGATAATGGCATCTAAATTATATAATTATAGATGGCTTATGTATTGCCCAGAAAATGAGCCGGTCGGTGATTTGATGATTGATATAGCAGAAATGTATTGTGGCAAAACAGCAGATAAAGAATTTAAAGAAAGAATAGATGGTGATACTTATATCAATGCTATTCGTTGGGCATACAATCATTTTACTGTTGTTACATTTGAGGAAACACCAACTGTTGAAGATGTTTTAGATTCATTTAGTGATTTTTTAGAAGTAGAAAAGTTTGATGGTATATCTATTGATCCTCTTAATGATTTAAAAGCACCAAGTAAAACAAACAAGTATGACTATTATTATGATGCTTTAAGTAATGTAAGAAGATTTATTAAAAAACATAATGTGATGTTTTATTTGGTAGTACATCCTGGCACAGCTGCAAACAGAAAAAGAAGTGAAGATGGCACAAGGCCTGCGCCAAATATGAGTGATGTAGAGTATGGTGCTATGTTTGGTAATAGAGCTGATAATTTCATTGTATTTCATAGAAATCCACAAAGTGATAAATGGAATGTAACTGAAATACATATTCAAAAGGTTAAGTTTCAGAAGTTAGTAGGAGTGCCTACACCAGAATTAGAGCCAATTTGTTTATTTTATTCTTACAGTTTACGAAGATTTAGATACCTTAATCAGAATGGTACTTTAATTGATCCGATACAAGAAACGATAAAAAAAACACCAACCAATAGATACTTTTAATTATGAAAATTTTAAATCTATATTCTTGTTTAGGTGGTAATCGGTATAAGTGGGATGAAGTAGCTGACATAGAAGTTACTGCTGTTGAATTAGATGTTGAATTAGCTAAATTATATCAAGAAAGATTTCCTAATGACAAGGTTATTGTGGCAGATGCACACACATATTTAGTAAAATATTATAAAGATTTTGATTTTATATGGACGAGTCCACCTTGCCCATCACATAGTAGAGCAAGATATTGGAGTATCGGTGCAAATGGTAGAGATCCTATTTACCCTGATATGAAACTTTATCAAGAAATAATATTTTTAAAAACACATTTTAAAGGTAAATATGTAGTAGAAAATGTCATACCTTACTACGAGCCTTTATTAAATCCAATCAAAAGAAATAGACATTTATATTGGACTAATTTTAATTTACCAAATACTTTAAGTGATAGAAAATCTACTGTTTGTCAAGGTAAAGATGAACTTAAAGCCTTGTGTAAATTACACGATTACGACTTCAATAAATATAAAGGAAGTCAATCAGTTATGAAAATTGCAAGAAACTTAGTTGATTATATATCTGGTAAAAAAATATTAGAAACAGCATTAAACATTCAAAAATCAAATCAATCTAACCAATTAACTATACTTTAAATTATGCCTGACGAAATTACAATGAAAGCCATTCAGCTACTCAGAGATGCTGATCCAAATCTTGACGAAATGAATAGTCTTGATAAATTTATAGCACATCAAAAAGAAGTTATAAGTATGTTTAAGCAAATTGAAGGACATCCGAAAGCACATAAACTTATGCCTAGACTAAAAGTGTTTGAAGAAAGTGCTTTAGCATTTACTTGGGTGCATACACAAATGATGGCTTATAAAAGAGAAAAGCTACTAGCTAATGCCAATGAAATGGAGATGGCTAATGCAGTTATTGAATTAAAGAATGAATTGGATATACTTACAAAACTTAAAGAAAGTGAGTAAAAATATTGAAATGCAAGTAAAAAGCATTAACAGAGATGACTACAAAGAGTGGTTACTAAAAAAACACTACGCTAAAAGAATGTGTTCAATTTCATATTCTTTTGGTTTATTTATTGATGGTGTTTTAAATGGTGTTTGTACTTTTGGATTTCCTCCAAACTATAATTATA